CCGGTCACCGACCTGCACCGTGCCCGCACCCTCGCCTGTTTCGTCACGTTCCCGGAGTCGAGTGTGAACGTGCCCGCGGTCAGGACGGCCGACGTGCCGAGCTCGGCGTAGGAGGCGTCCGAGTCGTCGGCGGTGACCGCCTGCCAGGTGGCGCCGCCGGTGAACGTGGCGTCGCCGGCCGAGGTGGTGCCGTCCGGTCGTAGGACGTTTGTTGTCACGGCACCCGCCAGAGCGAGATGTTCACCGGATCACCCGGCGCCGGCAGCTCGGCGAGTGTGGCGAACTCGACAGGAACAGTGACCGTCGTCGCCGTGTCGAACACCCGCAACCGCACCTGGGCGATCCCACGCTCGGTGACCTCAACCTTCTCGACGACGAGCTCCAATGACGTCAGGCCGGGCGGCGGGTTGGCGACGCTGTGAATCTTCACCGTGTACCACCCCTCGCCCTACGGGCCGCCTCATTCAACGCTTCCCGAATCATCTTCTCGGCCCGTGCCGGGGTGATCTGATCCCGAGCCAACTGACCGAACACCCGCCCCATCGTCACCAACGCCCGCTCGAACGCCCTCGACCGGGCCTCGTCCAGCTCGCCGGCCCGCTCCTCCCGCTTCTCGGCCCTCGCCAGCAACGCCTCCTCACGGGCCAACTGCCGTTGGGCACGTTCGGCGAGGGCGATCTGCTGCGGGAAATTCAACCGTTTGACGAGATCCTGCAATGCCCGACCGACCGGACCACCAACCGCCGCGAGCCGTTGCAGCTCGCGTTGCATCACCCGTGCGGCGTCGGCCCCGGTGAACTCACGCCCGGCCGCCTCGGCCTGCTCCCGTGCCCGCTGCACCGCGGCGTTTGCCTGGGCGAGCGCGGCCTGTTGGGCGTCGTTGACCGCGGCGGCACGTTGCGCCGCCGACACCCCTTCGGTGGTGAACGCCCGGCCGGCAAATCCGAGCGCTTCGGCGGTCGCCGCCACCGTGTCCTCGTAGGCGAGCTGGACGTCGATCGCCTCGGTCAGGCTCTCCGAACGCTGCTGATCGGCCGCTGCCGCATCCGCGGCGGCAGCGGCCTGTTCCCGTAACGCGTCAGCGAGCTCACGCAGACTGTCGGCCTGCTCACCGATCGCGTTGTTCGCTGCGCTGGCCGCACGCTCGACATGCTCCTGCGCCTGCCTGAACAGGTCCGCCGCTTTGGCCGCGGCGTCGTTGCCCTCCTCGGTATCGCCCAACGATTTGGCGAGCGCCTGCTGGGCGTCGGCCTGACGGTTGAGCGCCGCCGCCCGCCTGAGTTGTTCCTGAACGTAATTGCCGCCACCGGCGTTGAGACTGCCGGTGGTGCCGACCATCCCTGCCGCGGCGGCGCTGCCCGGGTTGACGTTGCCCGGATGGGTAACCGCGTAGTAGTGGACGAACCGGTCACGGGCCAGGTTCGCCAATTCATCCTCGGCGGCCGCCGTCTCGGCCTCGGCGGTGATCGCCGCCGTCCGAGGCGCCGACGCCTCGTTCAATTTCCGCATCACCTGACGACGTTTGCCTTCGTCGATCAGAGCCAGGATCTCCGACGCCTTCTCCGGCGGAATCCCGTTGAGCGTCGCGATGTGGTCGACCAGGGCATCCCGGACCGGGCCGGACGTGTTCGACGCCTGATCGAGCAGCGACCGGTTCATGATGTCGACGGCCGCCACCGCCGACAGCGTTGCGCCCTTCGCCGCCTTGCGATCCTTGGCCGCCTCAACCGTCGCCGCCGCCTCGGTCTTGACGGCGTCGATCAGGCTGGTTTCGGCGTCCTGCACCTTCCGCAGCGCGTCGACCTTGTCCTCGTCGGTCGACTCGGAGTCGGCAAGCACATTGTTGGCTTCGGTGACCGCCGTGTTCAGATCCTCTTGCGACCGTGCCGTGTCGCGTTGCGCCAACGTCAACCCGTACGCCGAGTCGGCTTTCGCCCGGTAGGCGTCGACGACCGCCAACAACGAATCCGCTTCAGCCCGGTGTGCGTCGGCTGCCCGTTCCGCCGCCTCAGCCGCCCGTTCGGTCGCATCCTGTTGCGCTTTGACGGCCTCGGCAGCCTCGGCTGCCGCAGCGGCCTGTTCCTCCTCGGCCGCCGCTAGTTCTTCGGTGTCCTCGGCGGCCTTCGCCGCCTCCGAGCCGACCCCGACGTAGGTGGCCTCGAGTAGGCGACCCTCCTGCCACGCCTTCTGGATCTTCTCCCGGTCGATCGAGTCGTCGAACTTCTCACCGGACTCTGCGGCGTCGTCGAGCACGTCGCCCAACGGGTCGATGATCTGGCCGAGCTTGCGGAACGCCTCCCCCACGGCGGGGACGAGGATCTCGCCGGCAACCAGCGCGAACCCCTCGAGGCTGTCGGTGAGCTCGTCCATCCGGGCACGGAAGTCGCGAGCCTTGGCGACCTCGCCGTCGTCGATCACCTTCGAGTCGGCAACCGACGCCAACGCCTCCCGAACCTCGTCGGCACCCATCCCGACGAGCTCGGCGATCTGCTGCCAGCCCCGCCCGAAGATCTTCTGTGCCCTGGACGCCCGTTCCGCCGGATCAGGAATGCCGTTGAGGGCGTCGATCGTGTTCAGGAACGTCTCGTTGACGTTCACCGTCCCGTCGGCGTTGCGGGCGATCGCCGCCCCGATGTCGTCGAACGCACCGGGGGTGTCGGCGGCGGCCCGGTTCATCCGGCCGATCGCCGAGGCGACGGCGTCGACCGGGACACCGATGTCGGTGGCGACCTCGGCCAGCCGGGACGCCTCCTCGGCCGACAGGCCGAGACTGTCGGACATCTCACCGGCCTGCAGCGCGACGTCCTGGAATTTGCCGATCGCCTTGGAGGCGAACGACACGATCGCCGTGCCGGCGGCCGCGGCCCCGACGGCAAGGTTCTTCTTGAGGAAGTCGCCGACCGCCCCGCCCGTAACCTTCAACTTGCCGACCGCGGTGTCGGCCGCGGCCAGGTCGGTTTTGAGTTTGGCGAGTGCGGTCTTGCTGCTGCCGGTGACGACGTCGATGATCAGCTGAATGCGTTCTGACGGCATTCGGCTACCTCACGATCCGTCGAACCTCGACCTGGAACTGTTTGAACGCCGCCCGTGGCACGGCGATCCGGCTGACACGAATCGCCGACTTCAACGTCCCCTTTCCACCCCAACGGCCGCCGACCGCAGCGGCACGCCAGCCGTCAGGTGTGCGTAACGCCGGAGCGTGCTCCGACCCCGCGCCGCCGAGTCGGCGACGCGGACGGATCGGATAACCACCACGTCGGCCGGTATCGGCGAGAATCCACAGGCCCGGCGGCCGGTACTTCAATTTGATCGAGGTGGGGCCGACCACGTCGAACCCGACCCCCAATCTCACTTTCCGGCCCATCCCGGAGAACGTCAAGTCACCGCCGAGGTCGCCGGCAGCGACGGCGATCGACGCCTTCTTGCCGGCCATGCCGGCGGCCAGGCTGATCCGTTTCAACTGGCCCGGTTCGGTGATCCGACCGATGCGGCGACCGAAATCTATGAGCTCGCCCACCGCACCACCTACCATTCCGGCGTGATCACCATCGCGGCAGATCTGCCCGCTGACACCCCACTCGTCCGCCACGGGCACGCGATCCACATCATCATCGACGTCCACGACATGCCGACTCTGGTGCGGACCGCCTGCGGCCGCGACGTGATCGCCAACCGTTCGCTGACCCCGACGTCCGCACCTGGCATCACGATCTGCCCGGACTGCACAAACGCAGCCCGTTCCGGCTAGCCGACCTTGGCGAACGACGACGCCGCACCCCACGTACCGGACACCGCGACCGGACCGTCGACCGGCGTCTCGACATTGAAGTCGAAGAACGCCGTACCGAAGAAGTACTGGCCGACCGTCCCGACAATGTCCGGGTACAGGTACGTCTTGCGGGCCACACCGTCGATCGCGGCGCTGTAGAGCTGGGCGGTCGCGTTGTCGTAGAACCCGCTGACATCACCCGAGGCGTCGGGCAGACCGGCGACGTACACCTTGGTGGTGTCACCCATCGCGGTGACCTCGAAACGGTCGCTGGCCGAGTTGATCGACCAGTTCGTGATGAACGTGATTGGTTCAGCGGTGCCACCCGAGGTGAGGTTCACGTACAGGCGACCGTTGCGACCGGAAAGACGGGCCATGTTTCATCTCCTGGTTTAGGGGTTGTCGCCGGCCTAGGCGGCGACGGTTATTCCGGCCCCGACAAGGTCGAGCAGTCGGGTGGCGGTATTGGTGAACGTGCGGTCGACGATCGCGGCACGAGCCGCCTCGGCCGCCTCACGACGTTCCTCGTCGCGGGTGAGCCACCAACGCAACGCGTCACCGAACACGCCCGGTTCGGTGACGAACGGCAACATCGGGAACAGTTCGTCGCCCTCCCCGCGGGACTCGCGGAAGAAGAACGTGCCGCAGGCGGCGAGCTCGACCTCGCGTGGCCCCATCGCCCACCCGTCAGCGTGAGCGCCGTCACTGTGTTCTTTGCGGTACAGGTTGAGTGAGGTGCGGGCTGACCGGTAGAGGCGGGCGGTGTCGGCGTTGTCGATGCACTGATCCCGGTCGTGCATCAGGAACGGCAACAACGGCGAACCGTCCTCGAGGGTCTGCCAATAACCGGCGAGCCGGACGTCGAGCCCCGACCAGTCAACCGCCTCCAACCATTCAACACGGGACTGGAACCCGGTGCCGACGAACGCGAAATCGCACTCCAGGTCGGGGTCGGGGTCGGCCGGATGGTGGACGGCGGGGTCATAGGAGTGCGGCAGGTAGAAGGTGCGTTTGTTGACGTCGGCCCGGTAGGCGTCGAGGTTGGTGGGGTCGTTGAGGATCACCGTGTCGGCGAGCCGGGCAGCCTGAGACTGCCGATCATCCTCGTACGGCGACTCGGTACACCAGTAGACAACATGATGTGGACGCTGCCGCAGCACCATCCACACCTTGGGTGGGATGAAGAACCCGGAGACGATCACGACGACGTCGGGCCACCATTCGTAGCACAACATCTCGAGCCCGTTGCCGGCCATCTGCAGGGCGCTGGACTCGTCGAACGCTTTGACGTAACTGCCGTCGTCGAGCTTGACGTGCGCCCTGGCGTAGAACTCGAGCCGATCATCGAGGTTGAACTCGCCGACCTCGCAACCGTTGGCGACCAGCCCCTTGCACAGCCCGCGGTACACGTCAGCAACGCTGAAGTGGGCACCCGGGTGGGCGACGAGCACCCTCACGAGAACACCGCCACCGGCAGCCGACAGGAGATCACGGTGCGGTTGTCGGCGAGCAGCAGCTCACCGAAGTCGGTGACCGGCTGCACATCCCACGTCGACTGGGCATCCAACAGGAGCGTGATCGCATCCTCAAGCAGATCGGACAGCCGATTGTCGGACGACTCGTCGTCGACCACTTCGACGGCGAGCTCGACGTTGATCACGAAATCGCGGGCCATCCCCATGTCGGCCCGCACGTCGATCGAGGACGGCCAGCCGATGACGACACACGGGTACTTGTAGTCCTTGCGGCGGTGCCGGTACACCTCGACGTCGACGAGCGCCGTGAGGGTGTCGTGGAGGGCGGTGCGGACCTCGACGAGCTCGGTCGACATCAGGCCACCCCAAGCCGGATGAACGGACGCACCAATGCTTCGAACGTGTACGGCCGCATCAACGGCGCCCCGGGGATGCCGAACTCGGGATTCGGGGTGGTGACCCCACCGGGCACCGCCACCTCGTAGTAGAGCCGGTGGGTGAGCAAATGGGTGGCCTCCACGATGTCGGTCGGCACCGCCGACCACCCCCACTTCGCGGTGACCCGCACACAGCGCCGGGTGCCGTACACCGGGAACCGCATGTTGCCGACCGCACCCAACTGTTCGACCGGCCAACCTGACTGGGCGTCGACACCAATCCCGTTCGCCGGTTCGGTCTCGTAATCGGTCGTCGACCACGTCGTCGAGAACGTGCCGTCGTCGCTGTCGTCGGTGGCGACAGCGGTGATCTCGTAAGCGTCGTCAATCCGTGTGACGTGACAGTTCGTCGGCCGGAACGTGCGGACCGTGGCCGCCCCGGTGTGCGGACCGAAGGTGCGTCCGGTGATCGCGTCGATACGCCGCGACGCCGCGGCGGCATGCTCGGCGATCCGTGCCAGATTGGTGGTCGTCGTGATCCCGTGACGGACAGCGAACTCACCCGGTTCGATGTAGACGGTCACAGATCACCGGGACGGCTTGGCCGACCGCTTACGGGCCGGCGTCGTGACCGCTTTCTCCGGTGCGGTCTCGACCGCGGCCTCCACATCGCCCGTGTCGCCGAGCCGTTCAAGCTCGGCATCAACCTGGGCGACACGGTCCTTCTCGCCACGGGCGACCAGCCCGGCCCGTTCACGCCGCAGTGCTTGAATCGTTGCGTCGTCGGTCATCGATGATCCCTTCGAGTGGATAGTGAAGATGGACCGCACGGCAGTCCCACATGATCGGAACCTCGGGATCGGCGGCGTTCTTGTAATGCCAGCCACTGAACGCGACGTCATCGAAGAACCCGTCCCAAAACGCCATGAACCCTTCGACGAGCTGCCGGGGCAGATACACCATCCCGAACCCGAACAGGTGACAGAACGGTTCACCGGTCTTCAACCAGCGGACGTTGTCGACCGTCTCGTAACGACGGAACGGCCACAGCGGATGAAACGGATACCGATGGTTCGACAACGACACCTCGATCGGATACGGGGCGACCCGCACCCGTTCCGGGTCACGCCGACAGGCGTCGACGAAAGCGACGAGGTCGCTGCGTCCGACGGCGATGTCCCACTCCAACAGGATCAGGTCGTCGTCGACGTCGGCGAGTATCCGGTAGTCGTAACCGTCCATCACGATCCGCTCAATGCCGTCAACCACATGGGCTCGGCCGGCCGGAACCGTGACCGGCCACGATCGGACAAGTCTCATACCCCGGTCACACCGGCCACCTCGAGCGCCAAAGTGTCGACACCGGGCCACGGGTTCCGTTTGCGGGCCTTGACGAACACACCGGGACATTCGGGGTCGTTCTCGACGGTGCCGACGAACCCGATCCCGTCGACGATGTTCTCCATCGTGCCGATCGAGTAACGCCAGAAGTCGCCGGGGAACGGATGATACGGAAACCCCTTGGAGCGGGTGGTGATCACCAACAGGTCGGCGGCGACACCGGCGAGCTCGGCGACGGCCCGCTGCCAGTCGTCGACATGCTCCAACATCTCGGTGGAGATGACGATGTCGAAGGCGTCGGGGCCGAACGTGTCGACGAGGTCGTAGCAGGACACAACCTTGTCGACACGCGGCCCCCCCGACTGATCGACGCCGAGGTACGAGGCCGGGCCGTGCGCCTCGACGAGCGGACGCACCGACCCGTTGACGTCGTACGAGCCGACCTCGAGCACCCGGGCGCCTGCCACGTCGCTGGCGGGCAGGGCGGCAGGCGCCCAGGCGAGCACAGAATCGTGCAAGGGATCTCCTTCACATGAGCAGCAACTGCTCTCCTCGCGCCCGATCGCCCTTCGCACAATTGCATCGCAGGTGCGCCAGCCGCAGGTTCGACGGATCGTTGGTTCCACCACGCGACACCGGCACCACATGATCGAGCGACGCACACAACGGATCGGGATGCTGACGGCTGCGACTCACACGGCCGCCGCACAGATGACAACGCCACCGGTCACGCTCGGCGATCGCCGCGAAGTTGACCAACGGCTCCTTGCGGGGCTTGACCGGGGCGTCCTCGCCCATCCGTCGCCGATAGTTGCGGGTGGTCCGGTGCGCCTTGTCATTACATCCGGCTGAGCAGAACTTGGCATCGGACCGCATCGTCCGAGGCATGTCCTTGCCACACCACTGACAGATCCGCTCAGGCTTCACAGTGTCGAGAGCATCCTGACGAGCACGATTCTTGGCCCGATCTTTACAGTCCCGCGAGCAGAAGATCCGAGCCTCGGCAGCGCGACGACCAGTAACCGTCATTTCGGCGCCACACCAATCGCACGACCTCTTGACCATGCCACCACTGCGGCCGGCGTACCACTGTCGGTAGCACGTCTTGCACCACGAATTCCGCTTGCCCTTGCTGACGTAGAAGTCGCCGGAAGGCCGGTCGACGCTGCAGCGACTGCACATGAATGATTCCACCCCGCCACTCTATCACTAGAACGACGGGGTGAATATCAATTCAGAAAGTTGGCGTCACAAGGCCGGTCCCAGCCACCGTGCCATGTGCGCCAGGGTAGCGACCGGCGCTAAAGGCACTATAGCCGTAAAGAACGAACTTCACGGTGAGGCTGCCTGCAGTTGTCTGCTCGGCCCGGATGAACTGCACACCGTCGTCCCAGAAGTGCATCTCCGAGGCGGTGACGGCGACGATGTCGTCCTGGTTGGTGCCACCACCGAGGTTGGTGAGCATGTTGCCGTCGACGACCACCGGCACCCCAAGGATGTTGCGGTTGTTCGCCATGTACTCGGTGCCGCCGATGTTGCCGGCCTGGTCGGTCGACACCTGTGAGACGTGCAGGAACGGGAACGACGTCCCGACCGATGAGGCGAGCCACCACCAGCGCCGCGGGTGCATGATGAAGTGGGTGACCCCCATGAACACGCCGGACTGAATCTGTGAGATCAGGTCGGCGAGCTTCGGGTACAGCTCGGCCACGGTCGGAGTGGTGTCGGTGTAGGTGACGGCGATAATGCTCGTCGTCGCCCGGACCCCGAGGTGGGTGCCGGAGGTGCCGGCACCGTTGAGGACGGCGGCGTCGACCTTCGTCCAGTAGTCACGGGTGAGGTCATCGATCACGATCGTGTCGATGCCGGTGCCCCGCTCGATCGCCTGGCGTGACACGTCCTGCTGGCCGGCGTAGGTGCGGACGTCGACGGCGAGCAGGGTGTCGTCCATGTCGGTTTCCTGCACGGCCGAGTTTTCGGTGGCCTGGGCGGCGGTGGCCGACTGGGTGGTGATCCTCGAGATGTTGACGGTCATGCCGTCGGCGGGTAGGTCGTGCCGGTTGCAGATCTCGATCGTCGGCCGGTAGGCCTTGGCGCCCGGGGCGGCCATGTCGGTGAGGTACTGCGGGACGGTGAGCCCGGCGAAGGCGCCGGTGCCGACGTCGCGGGACTCTGGTCCCGGCCCGGCGTAGCCGGCGAGCTCGGTGACCCGGGCCTCCTGCATGTGGCGGGCGAGCCGCTCGTTGGCCCGCGGGTCGTTGAAGATCTGGGCGGTATAGACGTCGCGGAAGAACGACTGGCCGCGCCGGTCGTTGTCACGGTTGTAGGTGCGGGGTTCGGACCCGACACGGACGTTGGTGACGGCGGTTTCACCGTTGGTGGAGGCGATCCCGGCCCACCGCTCGGTCTGCGCCTTCGACGCTTCACGCGCCTGCATGTGACCGACGAGCAGGGTTTCGCGCTGCTTCTGGGCGTCGAGGTCGGCGTCGACCTTGCGGAGCTCCTCGGCGACCGCTTCGGCCTCGGCGCGGCGCTCGGCGATCAACGCCGTCTCGGCGTCGGTGATGTCACGGCGTTCGGTGACGCTGGTCGAGATGATCGCCTCGACCTCGGCCTCGGCGGCGTCGTGACGCCGGCGGATGGCGTCGCGTTCGTCGAGCTTGGCTTTGATCGCGTCGCGGACCATCCGCAACGCGAAATCGGAATCGGACATTGGAACTCCTATGGATCGTGATGGTTCAGGGGTTCCGGGTGGTCGCCAGGTGGTGTCAGACGTCCGGCGCGACAGGGTCGGGTGGTGCGTCTAGTCCGGCGTGGCGGCCGGCGCGGAATTCAGAGCTTGCGGATCTCGGCGAGGGTTTCCCTCGCCGCGGTGCGGTTCGGGTACAGGTCGTGGCGGGAGCGGACCTGGGCGACGGTGGCCGGGTTGGCCGGGAACGACACCACCGACACGTCGTACAACTTCACCTCGAGGATCGACCGTTCGGTGTAGTCCTCGTTCCATTCCTGGCGCATCGCCCGGAACGCGAACGACTGGGCGTCGAGCTCGCCCCGCTCGAGCCGGTGGACGATCTCCATCGACCACGGCGACCGGGCGTCGATGCGGGCCTCGTTGTAGAGCCCGATCTTGTCCGACTCGAGACTCAACGTGCCCGCCTTGGTGGACGCCAGCGGCAGCCCCTCATGGTCGAAGAACAGGTACACGTCGTCCTGTTCGGCGATCGACTTGTCGGCGGCCCCGGCGGCGATCGTCTCGGTCCAGCCGAACGGCGGCCCCCCGGCGACGTCGTAGGCGTGCCCGTAAACGGTGGCGTAACCGGTGATCACCGGCGACCCGTCGGCGGCGGCCCGCACCTCGACCCGCCGGGTCGCCCGATGCTCCAACGTGCGTTTGTGGTAGTCGATGTCGAAACCGGGGTGGCGTTCGGTGAGGAAGTCGACGCCGTACCCTTCGGCGAGCCGGCGACGGACCGCATCGGGCAGGTTGCGTAGGTCGCTCATGTTGTTCTCCTGGGCGTACAGGGCGGCGAGCTGACGGTTGGCGGCGGCCTGCGAGACGTGGCAGCCCATCACCTGACCGTCGTCGTCCTTGATCACCGCCCACGGCTTGAAGGTGGGGCAGCTACCGGACTGTGCTACGTGGTACGGCATCACCGTTCCCGTTCGATACCGGCACACCGAAGGGCTCGGGCTCGTCAGGCTCATCGCCGGGCAGGGTGGTGCTGTACGGCGGCCACAGGTACTCGTCGCCGGTGCCATCAGTGATCGGCGCCTCATCCTCGATCCGGCGCACATCGTTACGGGACTTCCAGCCGCCCCGGATCGCCAGATCATGCGCCTTGTACCGCGACGTCAGGTCGACCCGCACCAGCGCGTCGGCGTTGATCTTGACGAACCGGGGTCGGGGCCGAAGACGTGACATCGCCTTCTCGACCCGCACCATCCACCCGTTCAACGTGTACGACAACAGATCCAACGAGCGGGCTTCGACGTTGGCGTAGGTGATCGACCCGCCCTCACCAGGTGGCCGACGGAAGAAGAACCGTGCCACGTCGTCGGCGTTCGCTTTGATCGTCTCGAGGAACTGTGACTCCTCCGGCGCCACCTGGACCGCTGTGAGTTTGCTGTCGGCACCCAACGCCAACGGTTCCCGGTTGCCTCGTGTCGCCGCTATCACCCGCGCTTTGATGATCTTCGCCTGCGTCTCGTTGATCTCGTGTGGGGAGGTGATCACCGAGGTCGGGTGGGCGCCGTCGCCGAACCATTGGGCGCCGAAACGCTGGGTGGCGAGCCCGAGGCCGATCGTTTCGGCGGCGTACCGGATCGGTGACATCCCGATCGGGTTGCCGGGGGCGAGGTAGGCGGGAACGTGCCACAGCGGGCCGGCCGGCCAACGCTCAACCGTCTTGCCGTCCCGCGACCATTCCACCGGCCCCGAATACGACTTGCGGGTGGCCTGGATCTCGTCGGGGTGCAAGGTGACGATCTGGGACGGCCACAGGTCGGAGCCGAGCCGTTCGATCCAGCCGTAAACGTTGCCGCGGGTGAGCAGCGACACCATCACCTGACGGCACCACACCTCCCACCCGTACCCCTCACCCGACGGGTCTTCGAGCAGTGGCGGCCGGTCGAGCTCGAGCAGCTCGCCGTCGGGGCCGCGACGGAACTCGTCGATCGGCAGGGTGGAGACGAGCTCGGAGATCAGGTCGATGCACTGCCAGACGGCGGCGAGCCGAAGCGCCTGGTCGTCGGAGACAGACGCACCCGAGTAGGTGGTGGCGTACGGGCGGGGTGGGACGCCGAGGTCGGCGAGGTGGTCGCCGAAGGCACGGCGGTCGGTTGTCGTCTGTTGTCCGAGCCAGGCGCGTAGCACCGGGAACCAGACCATGCCACCTCGCCTCTCACCACACGTTCGCCGCTACATCCACCGGATCAACCTGCGGCACCGACGACACCGACACCGCCAAACACATCGCCACCGCCGCATCGATCCGATCCCGCGACTTCGACTTCGCCAACGTGAACCCCCGCTCATTGAACCGACCCACCGCCGACAACACTTGATGCGTGAACGCATCATCCCCATCATGAGCGAGCTCACCCCGCAAGATCCGCTCATAGGTGTCGCCCACGGCCGGTGTCATCCGCTCCAACGACTGCGGGAACTCGATCATCGGCAACCCCTCGTCGCCGAGCTGTTGCGCCGGCAGATCGAAGAACCGGGGGTCGTAGGCGACCGCCTTGGCGTCATAGGTGGACGTGAGCTCCCGCAGGAACTGCATGGCGTCGGCGACGTCGAGCCGGCCGTCCGGTTGCGGATGCCAGATCTTCGCCCAGACGTGCAGCCGGTTGTCGGGCCGCTGCTGACACCAGACGACCGCCGTCGAGTCATGCTTCAATCCGACGTCGACCCCGACCCAGATCGGGGCGTCGACCTGGCCGGCCCACGGGGCGGTGAGCCCCCGCCAGATCCGCTCACCGTCATCGCCGAGCCAGCACTCGACCCCCTCCACCCACTGGCCGAGGCGGAAGATGCGGAAGTGGCCCTCCGGGGACAACGCCACCGCCGACCGCAACGCATCGATGTTCATGAACCCCGCCCCGAGCGCCGGGTTCGCCGCCAGCCACACGACCTCGTCGCGCACATCGCAGAAATCGGGGGCGGCGAACTCGGTGAACGAGAACCCCGGCAGCGCCACCCCCTTGGCGACCTGCTGACGCAGATGCCACAACGCCGACTTCGACTTGTCGAACCCCGGCGTACCGATGCCGGCCACCAGCGACCGAGGACGCTTACCGGAGGCCAACAGCAGCGAGTCCCACGACTCGAGCGGCATGAACCCGATCTCGTCACACACCGCCACCGACGGGTCCAACCCCTGCAGGCCGTCGGGGTCGTTCGAGATCGGGAACATCTCGCCGTGGTTGCGGGGCACGGTGATCCGCTGGTTGCCGATCGCCTGATACAGGATCGACCGGTCAGCGAGCTCGGGGCAACCGAGGATCATGTCCCGCGCCACCCCGTACACCGACCGGATCGCCTGGTTCATCGTCGTCGCCACGATCGGCACCTGCGGCGCACCCGACTCGTCCTCGTCGAACAACGCCCACGTCGCCACCCCGGCCAGAAACGTCGACTTCCCATTGCCCCTCGGAACCGACATGGCGGCCGACGAAACACCCGGGGCGAGCACGGATTCGAGCCATTCCTTCTCGAACGGGGCCAGTTTCATCGGCTTCCCGGCCCCATACCCCTTGGGGGGCACACAGAACGACTCAATGAACCGGATCGCCCGCGCATGACGCCTCCTGATCCGCCAAGACGCCCACACCGGCCGCTCCGTCGTCGCAACCTTGTTCGCCGCCCGCAACCGTTGCGCCGGACTCGCCTGTCGGGCCATGCAGACCTCCCTGCATGATCATGCAGTCGACGGGCGCCCAGTCAGAACCGTGCGCGTGGCTAAGGCGGGGTGCTCTGAAAATCCCATATGGGAAAAAACGTACGACCGTTCGATTACTGTTGCATGGTCATGCCGAGCCGTTGCATGACGATGTCGTATAGGACGGCCACCAGCGCATTGTCCACGTCGGTGACATGGAGGGGGGGCTCGGTCACCACGGAGTAGCCGTTGGTGCGGATCGTGATTCGTACTAGGACTTCCCCGGTGGGGCGTGGGATGTCGGGGTGGTTGGGCCAGTCCACGTCTGTCATTCGTTGAGTCACACGTTGGCCCTTGCGGCTTCGTTGCACCGGGCGTGGGCGGGGTGGCTGCTGCCGTCGGGTAGGTGGTCGAGGTGCCAGCGTGAGCTGGGAACGATGAGTCGGTGGCAGCGGGCGCAGGTGACGGTGCCGCTGTTGACGATGGCGGCCCATTGCCGGCGTAGCCGGCGGTGTTCGAGCCCGTAGCGGTCGCCTCGTGCGGCGTTGCGGTTGCGTTGGCGTTGGCGTTCGCAGTCGGGGCAGCGGGTGGTGCGGAAGGTAGGGATGCCGCAGTCCAAACAGGTGCGGACGGTCATAGGACGCGCATGGCGAGGAAGACGACGAGGAGTACAAGTACGCAGAGGATGAGTACGCGTTCGATGGACACGACACCTCGCTTGGCCTGTTCGACCTGCATCTCGGTGAGCACCGAGCGTCGCCGGGTGTTGATGTCGAGGCGCTGGGTCCGCCAGTTGAACGGCGGCTCGCTCATGCCGTCCGCCTCAACGCCCCGCCTTGCGGCGGGAGGTTAGCACAGCGGATCTGACGGAATGGTGGTTTCATGGTTTAACCCCTGGTAGATCGTTGGCAACAGTCACCGATTCTTGGCAACAGAACAGCGGTTCTGAACTTTCACTCGGCACGTTCTGCCTCCCACCACCACGGCCGGTCGGTTGGCATCGGTGCCCCGCAGATGGCGCAGTACCCGGCGTACGTCAGTGTCGAGCGATTGGACTGGGGAATGGAACAGCGGTTCGGCAGACGAATCAGGCATGACGGCACCAGCGGTAGTGGGCGGGCGTCGTGTGGTCGCAGCATCGGTGGCGCTCGATCGGCCCAAACTTGTAGCCGTGCCAGCGGTTGATGGTCGCTCGCCAAAGCCACCTTGGATGACGAACAAGGAACCTGGCTCGACGCCATCTGCTGCTGAACAGCGGTTCGCTAGCGGAATCAGGCATCGTCGTCCTCCTCGCGGATGCATGGGCCGACCCATCGGCGGCAGGTCGCATCCCACCTGCAACAGTCGGGTGCGTCGGACAGGCAATAGCACGCGCCGATATCGGGGCGGGTGATGAACAGCGGTTCGTTATCCGTTGCTGGTGACATTGCCGTTTCTCCGTTTCCAGGTTGACGCCCGGCCGCGGCACTGGTCGCAGGTCTTGCGTCCTTCGCTCGGGATGTTGTGACATTCGGGGTTGGACCAGCCACCCTCACCGGTGGGGATCAGGTAGCCCTCGTATCCGGCGCCTCCGTCGCAGCGGGGTTTGGGTTCGTCGACGATGGGGCGGCCGGCGTCGAGGTAGCGGTCGCAGTCGGCCTCGACGTTGCGGGCGGTGAGGGCGATGGCGTCGATCTCCTCGTACAGGTTGGCGATGAGCCGGTCGATGTGGAGGCGTTGGTCGACGGATGCCTCGGTGGGGGTGAGCTCGGCGGTCTGCTGGACATGGACCTGGCCGGCGCCGTTCCAGCCGTCGATTTTGCGGCGGCGGTCCAGGAGGGCGTCGACGGCGGCGGGCAGTTTGACGGCGAGCCGCTCGAGCCGGCCGATGGCGGCGTTGATGCGGCGGTCGATTTCGCTCACGATGCCTCCTTGCGGGCTCGGCGTCGGTCGTATTCGTAGGCGGCGCGGACGGCCCGGCAATCGGAGCAGGCGACCTCGCCTCGGCGTAGGTGGGTGGCGTAGCCGGCGACGGTGCCGTGGCGGATGGCGCGGGCGCGACGTTGGGATTCGAACCGGCCGGCGACGACGACGGCGACGAGCCGTTCGGTGAGCTGTTCGGTCCATTGGTGGCAGTCGTCGAGGACGGGGCATTGGTGGCAGACGGCGACGGCGCGTGAGATCCGTGCCCGCCGTGCGGGGGTGTCGACGTCCCCGGTGATGATGAACATGATGTCGCCGAGTCCTCGGCAGGCGGCCTCGTCGCGCCAGGTGCTCGAGCCCATCAGAAGGGCTCATCTTCCGGTTTCAGGGGTCGGTCTGGGGGTGCGTCCGTAACAGAGTTACGGACACGCACCCCCCTTGACTGCGGGGGTGCGTCCCGGTGAGTCCGAGGGTGAGTCCGTGCCTGGTCGTCGGTGATTTCAGGGGGGGTGCGTCCGGGGGTGGGTCCGTCGTTTTTTGCGGGGGGGTGCGTCCCGGGATTTTGGGACTCGGCCATATGTTCGATTTGGACGGAATCCTCGATCACTTGTACGACCGGATGGCGGCTGTCGTGACTTATTCCGAACTGCTCTCGCCGGTACTTTTGAGCGGCGCGGACGACCGCCGCACGGGTGGCGTGGCTCGCCCCCTTGAGGACTTCGGCGGCGGTGCGGTAGCCGGCGCTGGTGGCGACCTGCAGCTCGTCGAGCAGCCGGGCGCATTCGGCGGTGCCGGCGGGCCAGGTGGTCCCGGTGAGCAGCGCGTACTGCATCGTCGGGTCGTCGGACCGTTTGAGCTCGACCGTTTCGGGCACCCATCCCATCCGCCGTTTGCGGGCGACGAGTTTGAACGTGTCGCCGTCCTGGTGTGTCATCTGCCACACGACGTCGACGTCGTCGTTCTTGGCCGACGACCCCCGCTGGCCCCGGTCGAGGTCTTTGCCGGCGTGGTCGATGCGGATGAACGCCCGCCCGTCGGCCTTCAGGTGCAGCCCGGTCCAGCGGTACCACGCCCGCACGGTGTCGGCGTCGTTCTCGTCGCCGTGGACGGCGCGTCCGAAGGTGTCGACGACGACGAGGGTGGCGTCGCACAGCTCGGCGAGCCGGACGACGGCTTTGCCGCCTTCGGCTTTGTCGAGGGCGGGGAGGGACGGCAGGAGTGCGTAGTGGAGGCGGCTGAGGTCGTCGTCGGGGCCGTATCCCATGCCTTCGAGCCGTTCGGCGAGGTCGTCGGCGGTCATCTCGTAGTCGAGGTAGAGGACGTCGACGGCCGGGTTGGCGTGTCCGAACACTGCCCGGCCGGTGGCGATGGCGGCGGCGAGCCAGAGGGCGAGGAGGCTTTTGCCGGTGCCGCCGGTGGCGAATAGGGCGACGGATCGTTTGGCGGGGATGATGGGTTCGGCGATCCATTCGGCTTCGTTGCGGTCGACGGTCCAGAATTTGGGCCAGTCGAGCAGCATGGCCCGTAGCTGGTCGTCGTATTCGGCGGTGGGCGGGGTGTAGCGGTCGCCGTTGCCGATGTTGTCTTTGTTGCGGATGCGGGTGAGCTCGGCCTCGAACGCCGCGAGCAGGTCGGCCGGGATGGCGGGGTCGAGGGGTGTGTGCCGCCGGTTGCCGTTGCAGTCGGGGCAGGGGGTGGGTCGCCAGCCGTGGGCGGTGCAGTAGGCGCGGCCGATGTCGGTCATCATGCGGCCCGCCTTGCGCCGACGGCCCGTTTGCATTCGGTTTCGGTGATGAGTCCGGTTTCGACGGCGCGGCAGAGCCGGGCGAGCCAGGTGGCCCTCGACCCGGCGCCGTGCCCCTGGCCCCGTGTCCGGTCCCAGACGAGACGGTCGTCGGGGCCGAGCTCGTCGTAGCGTGGCCCGTGGTCGACGGCGAGCCAGTGCGGGTTGAGCAGTTCGGCTCTCTGGTCGTCCAGGAGGCGCTGTAGCGATTTGGCGCACCATTGGCAGGGGTCGCGGTCGTGGCCGCACCAGGTGGCGCCACAGGTGTCGCAGGCGAGGTCGTAGACCGCGTCGCCGTATTCGGGTCGGGCGAACCCGGCGCGGCCCCGACCGTTCATGTCCCCCCCCCGAGGAGGGTGAGCTGTCCGAGCACCTGTTGTTTCTGGGCGGGCAGGGGTGGTTCGACGGTCCACGTCCACACGTTGCCGTCGACGGTTTCGGACACGATGTGGAGTGCTTCGGCGAGCCGGCGGCGGACGAGGTCGACGTTGCGGGGGTCGAGGTCGATGAGGGTGCAGTCTCGGTTTTCGAGGGCGGCGGCGACGGCGGTGGTGCCGGAGCCGCCGAACGGGTCGAGCACACGGCCCGACCGGTAGTGGTTGTGGCCGCAGTCCGTCCAGCCGAGGGTGGTGGTGGTGGTGCGTACGGCCGTCTTGTTGCTATGGGCGCCTCGACCGTTGACGATTCCGCTCGACCACGTTTCGCCGGGTGCCGGTCGTCCTCGAGCGTCGACGTAGGTGTCGACGCCGATCCGTTCCCGCGGCCATCCGCACACCTGGCACACCTCGGCCGGGCACATGGCGAGGATGAGCCGGCGGGGCAGGGTCAACGGGTAGGTGGCGTAGTGGCTGGTAGACTCGGAACGTGACTCGACCCGATACCACTTGCAAGTGCATTCAATGTGGGGCGGCGTTCCGTCCTGAACGTCCGAGCCGGGTGCAGAAGTACTGCTCTCGTCGGTGTCGGGATCTGGCACAGACGACACGGGTTCGTCTGATGTGCCGCCAGTGCGGGTCGACGTTCGAGCGGAAGGCGTATCAGCGGGACTGGTCGCAGGAGCGGGGGCCGTTCTGCTCGATGACGTGCTACGGGGAGTGGCAGCGAGGTCGCCGGGGTCCGCGTCCGAAGCCGTCAGGTCGGTTCTCGATGGAATGGGAGGAGAATCGGCGTCTGGCGCGGGAACGGGACGGCCATCGTTGTGTTCGCTGCGGCTCGACTCATCTGTTGCATGTTCACCATCGGGTGCATTGGAACCTGGATGATCCGGCGACCCATGCACTGGACAATTTGGAGACGTTGTGCGCTGGCTGCCATCGGCGCCAGCATCCACTTCGACACGGACCTGACGGACGGTTTCTGTCCAACCCTTGAAGGGGGCGGTGGCGAGTTTCCAGAGCCAGTCGCCGTCGAGGTGGTCGGTGTGCCAGTCCAACGGCGGCGCGCCGGCCGGGTTCGACTCGCCGCCGTTTACCGTGCGCGGTTGTCCGTTGACCATCGCCGAGCCGACGGCGTGTGGTCCGTTGACGTGCTCATGCCGCACGACATCGAGGTCGAAGAACCTACCCGTGCCCCGGCAGGCGACCGTGATGAACGAACACGCCGGGCGGAACTTGTGGTCGCCGGTGCGCCGTTCGGGGTTGCGTTTGCCGAGGCTGCCGACGGGCGGGTTGGGGCGGGCCCAGGTGATCACGTTCCGGATGCGCCACTGGCCGGCCTCGTGCGGGGTGCCGGTGAGCGGGTTGTGGCCGTAGGCGAGCCCGAGGGTGTAGGCGTGGGGGAGGATGCACATGGATTTCGGTAATGGCGTGTCCGGTCCACCGTGCATCGAATGGGTGATTACGTGGGGGGTGGGCGGGGTCCAGTCGGTCGGATATTTTCCGTAATTGCCGCCCTTCTCGTTGAGGTTCATGATGAACCGGCGGATCATCTGTCGGTATTCGATGGCCTCGGATGTGGCGCGGCCGTTGACTCCGAACCGGCACTCTTCGACGTGGCGTGCCAGTTCGATGGCAGCCTTCGCCTGTTCCTGTTTGATCATCAAATGCGGCCAGATGTTCAGCAGCACATACCGGGCTTGTTGTGCGGTGACAAGCCACCGGTAACCCTTCGGTTTGAGCGGCTTCACCTCACCGACGCCGGTTATCAACGCTGCCCGGTCGAGCATTACCCGGCTGTTCATGCCGACGCTGACCATCGGCGCGTACCGTGGGGTCGGATCGCGGTTGTCCTCGTGGACGTGGATTGATCCCTCGGCGTCGATCAGGGCGGCGAGCCAGTGCACCTCAACATGCGACCAACGCGCTGGCCGGCTGTTGTTGACCTGACGAAACTTCGGTTGTCCGGCACGCCACCCGCCGTCGGCGTAGTCCCCGCCCGCGCCGCCCGAGCCCGACATCGTGTCCCCCAGCTCGACACAAATGCTCGCCCACTCCGGCAGCAGGCGTCCCCATTGTGCGGTCAGCCCGTACAGGGTGTCGAGGAACAATGCGGGAGTCGGTTCGCTGCCGATCTCACGATGTTTGTCGGGGTGGTCGGCGGGCAGATAGGACCGCAACGCCAGGAACGGCGGCGACGTCACCAGCAGGTCAAACGTCTCGCCGTCCGCCTCGAACCGGTCGAGCGCGTCGCGAACGTCGCCGATGACGAGGCGGACGGTGGGCATCGCTCAATCCCGTCCGAGGATGTCGTCGAGCACCTGCCGGAGGGGTCGCAGCTTGAACGGTCGGCCGACGGTCGGCCAGTCGGGGGTGGGCAGATCCCGGACGGGCATGAGGACGGGGGTTTGTCCGCCGTTGGGTCCGCGGTGACGGTAGGCCCAGCAATAGAACAGCGGTTCGCTACCCATTGCTGGCCTGATTCCGTTCGGCCATCTTTCGGCGGGCATGAGCGACGCGGACCAATTCCCATGCGTCGGGGTCGTGTGCTTCGAGCGCGGCGCGTGCTTCTAGTTCGGCGCGTCGCACCGAACCCGACGGCGGCGACGGCGGGGTGTACCGAATCGCCGCCTTTCCGTCGTTGGCGGTGAACACTTCAAACTCGGGACTGGGCAGCGGATCAATTCGGTCACTCGTCATTGACCCACCCCTCATCATGCGCCTCGTGCCAGTCGGCATGTCGGGCCACAACGTCGAAGTCCAGCGACGGATCGAGCAGTAGTGATGCTCCGCATTGCAGACAGGTGGCAATGGCGACGCGGGCACCCTCCGCGCTCCATGCTCGGGCGGGGGTGACGGAAGACAGCGGGATCGGGCCGGGCGTTCCGTCCCCGGCGCGTCGCGTGGGAGCGACCCACGACTCCGACCGATCCCGCTCCTCCTCCGAGGAATTGAACAGCGGTTCGGCAGACGAATCAGGCATGGAGCCTCCGTCGCAACTCGTCAAACGGTTCGTCGGGGTCGATGCCAAGAGCGTCTAGGGCTGGGCGCAAGATGTCCCACTCCGTGTCAGGCGGCGATCCGTAGTTCTCTGCCCATGCCCGCTGCTCGTGGGGAGCGACGGCAGCGAGAAGCGCCCGAATGGTGGTGAACAGCGGTTCACTTGCGCGCTCAGGCATGACGCTGACACCACAGTGAGTCGCCGAGGGCGCGTCGAGGGCAGCGGACGTGATCGCCGATCGGGTAGCCCATGATGCAGCGTTCGTCAGCAGGTGCGGGCGTGACGAACAGTCGACGGATCGAGTACCACGCCATCTCGCGCCGACCTCGCCATGTCAGGTGGCGGATGGTGTTGAACAGCGGTTCGCTAGCGCGGTCAGGCATGGACGAGCACCCCTTCGTGTCGGCCTGACTCGGCGAGCCGGGTGACGGCGAGCGTGCCCCGTTCACCGATGGCGATGAATGCGAGCGGCATCGATGATCGTTTGCCGGCGTGGATCGGATGCACGAACGGCAGATCGCGGCAATGCCAGATCGCATCGGCGGCACGAGCGAGGTCGATCCACCACCGAGCGTTAGCGACCGGGCCGAGGAACACGCCGTTGCCGTGAGCACGGAATCTGTCGGCCCATGCGGTCGCATCGCTGAACGGTGGGTTAAGCCAGACGAACCCGTGCCACGGTTGGGCGAGCCCGTCCTCGAGCCGGGTGAGCTTGGTCGTGGCGGGTACATGGTCGCCCCCGCCAACGGGTGACGCGGGGTCAAGGTCGAAGGTGGTTGCCATCGCAGCGAACACCCACGGCGGGGTCCATCGTTCGTCAGTGTCGAGCGATTGGACCGGGGAATGGAACAGCGGTTCGTTAGCGCGCTCAGGCATCGCCGCTCGTCACCCATTGTCGTGCCCGGCTGATCGCGGCGCCTTGGCGTTGACCGTCGACCCGGTCGAGCTCGGCCTGCAACAGGTCCGACTCTTTCCGCAGGTAGGCACGTATCCGCAGTTTGATGTCCTCCGGCAGGTCGCACCGTTTGGTGGCGGCGTGGAGCATCAGCAGCTCGTCGCGGGCGCGGGCCAACTGTTGGTGTTTGCGGTTGGCCCGCGCCTCGAGCTCGACGGCCGGCGACGTCATGTCAGAACGGTTCCTCGACCGCCGCCGCCACGCCGGGGGTGATGCGGGCCTGGAACACCTTCATCGGCTGCGGCTTGCCGGTGTCCTGGTTGGCCGTGTAGCCGACTTTGAGGGTGTGCCCCATCTCCAGTTGCACGTCGGCCTTGCGGCAGGCCTCGGCGATCGCCTGCGCCATCATCGACCCGATGCGGGGCCAGATGTACTGCACGTCGCCGTTGCCGGTGTCGATGCCGATGCGGACGACCTTCTCGAGGTTGCCGGTGAACTTGTTGGTCTGGTCGGTGGGCTCACCGACGTAGGCGATGGTGCCCTCGATGGTGTCGCCGACGTTCTCGAATTTGAATGAGTCGCCGGACGGGCTGGCGAGATCGTTGGGGTTCATAGTCTGTTCTGCTTTCCTTGGTTCTTGTTTCTGTCACAGCGCAACCGGTCGGCTGCGGAGATCCAATTCGGTCGGCCGGTTGGCGGCGATGTCGCACATGCCGGCGAAATGCTGTGCCCTCGTGTCGTCGAGCGAGCCGACGGCGTGGCCGACGGTGAAGACGGGCATGTACGGCGCGTCGCTGTCGAGCACGGTGGCGACCAGGCCGCGCACGAGGTCGTCGTCGCCCCCGGCGAGCCCGGCCCCGGCGAGCGTGAGCAGCCCGCGGTACAGCTCGAAACGCCGGACGGTGCGCCGTCCGATCGAGCGGTTGGCGGTGAACGGGACGCCGGCCTGCGACGCCTCGGCGATCACCGCCTGCACCCACATCTGCTCGGCCGGCCCGAGCTCGTCGAACCGACTGGCGAGCTCGTCGAATGCGTCGTCGTCGACCGGCCCGCCCTCGTCGGCCGGGGTGGGGAGGGTGGGTGGCGCAGCGGCGGACGGTGCTACGGCGGCGATTTGTGGCACCGCCTGCCGCTGCGCGAACGGGTCGACCTTGTCCAACGCGGCTTCGACGGCGTCGAGGTCGTCGCGGTCGGGGGCGAACCGGCGGAATCGTGCCTGGTCGTCGTCGGACAGCTCCATGAACCGGCCGAGCAGACGCACGCGACGGCGTTCGGGGTCGGTGAGAGGGGTCGAGGATGACACGGCCCCGCCCCCTCCCACCGTCTGCGGCTCAGCGGGGACGTCGGACCCCGGTGCCGCGATCCGGGACGCCAGCCCTCTCCCACCGTTGTGCGCCTTGCGCCACTGCACGACCTCGAGGGCGAAGCGGGCGCCGGCATAGCCGTGGGTGATGTTGACCCGCCACAGCTCACCCACATCGGCGTCGGGCGGCAGGTACACGACATAGCCGCGGGTGAGGTCGATGCCGTCGGGCATCGTCGTCCACTCGGTCACCGTCGACCGGTCCCCGACCGTCTCCACCTTCGCCGACACCTCCGGGGCGCGGGCGTACAGGGCGAGCTGCACCGCGGTCGCCTGTGGGTAGAGGACGGCGTTCTCGCCCGATTTGAGGTCGAGGATGGCGGTGATGCCGCCTTCGGCGCCGATGGTGGCGACCCGGTCGAACCGGCCGGTCACGTTCTGTTGCGGCCAGCAGACGAACCCTTCGACGAAACCCTCGAGCGGCACGATGCCGTAGGCGTCCAGTGTGCGGCGCCAGGCGGCGGCGTCCCGTTTCTGCTGGTCGGTGAGCAGCCGATGGTCCTCGCCGAGGTCGACGAATTCGGTGGCCCGGTGCATCTGCGAGCCCCGGTTGGCTTTCAGGTAGCCGTCGGCTGCGGCGTGGGCGTCCTCGCAGATCTGGTTGAGGAGCTCCCGGTTGTCGGGTGGGGCGGCGGCGACCTGTTCGATCAGGTCGGGTTGCAGCATCATCCCCATCGCCACCATGCGTTTCTGCCACAGCTCGATGTTGTAGGTGTCGACCGGGATTTTGGCGACCGAGGTGACGCTCTTGCAGCGCACGCCGTCGAGGTAGTAGGTGTGCGCGGCGTCGTTGTAAACCAAACGCATCAGCCGGCCCTCCTCTGCGCCCCATGGGCGAGCTCGGCTATGAACGCGTGCATCCCGTCAGGAACCCACACGACCGACGAATAAATGCCGGCTCGCTCGAGCTCAGCAATCCATTCCATCTGCTCGACGCCCACTCGGTTCGGTTTGCGTTTGAGCTCGACGACGAACAGACGGCCGTGGCCGGCGATGACGAGATCGGGAAAGCCGCGGTCACCCTGGATCGGTGTGCGCCAGCCGCGGCCGGTCTGCGCCGGCCGGGTGTGGTGAACCAGGTAGCCGAGGGTGCGCGCCGCCTCGATGATGGTCTTCTGGCATTCGGCTTCGGTGGGGGCGTTCACTCGTAGAACCCGGTCGGGTCGCGTGGCTCGCGGCCACGGATGGCGAACATGACGACACCGGCGGCGACCGCCAACACGACGAGGACGACGACGGTCACCGCCGCTCCTCGATCGGTCCGGCCCGCTCGTAGGCATCACGGGACAGCTCGCGCAATTCGGCGAGGGTGATGTCGGTGCGTTCCTCCTCTTCGAGCAGTCGGCAGATGGCGTCGGTGACGCGGGCGATCATCAGGGTGGCGACGGAGCCGTGGCCGCGGACGATGTCGGTGTGCGGCTCGGTCATGGCAGCGACACCTCGACCCATCGACGATCCGGCTCACGGTCGTCACCGACTCCGATGAGAATGATCTTTCCGTCTGCGTCCCGCACGTACAGGCCGCACCGATAGCGGTCGCCGAGGTCGATGATCTCGAACACTTCGTTCCGGTCGAGTCCACCTGCTGCCATGACCCGATCGGCGAGGTCGCGTTTGGCGGGGTCGGTTCGATAGTCAGTCGGAGTGATCGTGACGGTCATGCCGCGTCCCCTCATGCCGCGTCCCCCGATGCCGGGGTGGGCGCGGGCGGACGCGACCCACCCCGGCCGGGCGGCCCGCCCGTCGGATGAGTGACGACGGGGACCGCGAACTCGTCGACCCGTTGCTCGAGGAAGGCGTCGAGCTGACGCCGCCGGAGCTCGCTGATCGACGCCGACGGGTAGCGCCGTCTGCGTTCGCGTTCGGCGGCCCGGACGTGGCGCATCATCCGCGCCCACCAGGCACAGAAGGCGATGCTGACGGCGAGCCAGATCAGGGCGACGGTGAGGGCGTCGTTCACCGCGCCAACAGTCCACGGGAGTCGAGCAGCCGATAGATCAGGTTCGCGGTCTGGTCGGTGAGCATCCCGCTCTTGACGATCTCGTCATGACCACGGTCGAGGGCGCGTCCGAGGTCGATGTCGCCACCACTGAACGCGGCAGCCGCCGCCGCCGCCCATGTCGGTTGACGGCGACGGTGGATCGTCTGCACGCTCTTCTGTTTCTGGATGTCGCCGGCCAGGACGTGTGCCATGTGGGCGAGGGGCACATCGCCCGAGGTCGGGTCGATCAGTGTCATCCCGCCCTTGTTGGGCGCGTAGGCGATCACGTAGCCGGCCAGCAGTTCGGCACCCGTCGGCCACGACTCGGGGTCGTGGGCGAGATCCCTGGTCAGGTTGCAGATGTTCTCGACGAGCCGCACGTCGGGCTCGTCAACGGCACCGCTTCCACGTTTGACCCACCCCATCCGCAACGCGAACTGCGCCTTCGTGTCGGGGATGTACCCGCCGTGGCCGATCAGCTCCTCGACCGCCTTCTGTGCCCACCAGAGGGTTTCGCCGTTGCCGTTGAGCGTGACCATCAGCGGACGTTCTCGGCGTCGTCGAGCAGGTCGCGGAGCTCGGCGTCGATCTTGCGCTCGGTGATCCGCTGGTAGATGAGGAACCCGAGCTCGCCGTAAACGTCGGCTTCGACCCCCTCGGTGGTGGTGCGCTCGGCGAGGCGTGCCCCGTCCATCAGGACGGCGTTGATCTTGTTCAACCAGGCGTGCCACGCCTCGGACAGCGTCGGCTCGGGAGATTTCGGCGGCGTGAGGCGTGGTCCGCTGTGCAGGCTCCGCTCGACCTGGCGGACGACGTCGGGGTTCGACTGCACGTCGGGGTCGCCGGCGAGTCGCTGGATGATCGCCCGCTTCGTTTCGGCGTCGGCTTCGGCGACGATGCTCGCCTTGTGATCCGGCGAGATGTCGGCGTTACGCATCGACGACCGGGCGTGCGAGAGGGACTTCATCTCATTCGTGCGGTTGTCGCGCGACGTGGTGTCCTGAGCCTCCGACGTGGTGAAACGCTGTTCGAGACCACGTTCCTTCAATCCGAACAGTGCAGCGAGGCGAGCGGTCGTCCATCGCTGCCCGTCGGTGGTCACGTTGTCGCGGACGTGTTTCACGCGGCGCACCCACTCGGCCTTCTCCCCGTCATCGAGATCACGCCACGGGCGCACGTCGTAGACGAACGCCAACACCTGTTCGGTATCCCACTGGTTCACTCTTGAATCTCCCTAGTTGTTGTGTGTGTCGAGATCACGCCGCCGGCCCCGTCGCACGTTCGGCCGTGAGCTCGTCGGCGAGTCGGTCGATGTCGCGGAGGTTCCAGAATTTGGCGCCGCGTTTGCCGGGGGCTTCGAGGACGGGGGCGATGCGGGGGGCGTATTCGCGGTGGAATTTCCAGACGGGGACGCCGAGGCGGGCCGCGGCTTCGGCCGTGGTCAGCGATTCCATATGGAAAGGTTTAGCAGAATGGAAAGTGCGACGCAAGCGAAACGTTGCGCAACCCTAGAAGGCTCTATCAATCTGCTAAACGTTTCGTTATGGTTGGGGGCATGACAGCAGAAACGGCAGTCGGGGTGCCGTCGTGGACGGTCGGCGACCGGCTACGCAAGGCGCGCCAGCACGCCAACCTCACCGCGGAACACATGGCCGGCGTCTGCCGGGTGACCGTCCGCACGATCCACAACTACGAGTCCGACCACACCCGCGTCCCGTGGCTGGTGCTAAAGGCTTACGACGCTGAGACCGGTGTGCCGGTCGAATGGCTCACAGATACAGATACGAGTCCTGTTACCCTTGACAATCCCGACGCACCGCTACCGTTGGCGGCGTGACGTGTTCTATGCTCCCCGGTCGGCGTCATTGGGGGCGCCTGCGGGTGGAGATGACACACCGTGGGGGTTCGCCGTGATCGACCAGTTCTCGTCATACCAGGAAGGCCGCGGATTCAGCGAGCACACGATCAGACGCCGCCGCCTGACCGTCGCCAACTTCGCCCGCCACCTCGAGCCGGCCACGTTGGGCGACGCCACCCTCGTCGACGTCGAGGAATGGTTGAACAGCCACAGCGGGCTCCGCACCCGCCACGCCTACCAGTCCGACCTGCGGGTGTTCTACCGGTGGGCGGTGAAACGGCACCTGCTCGACCGCAACCCGCTCGACGAGTCCGAGACGATCCGCCTGCCGAAGTCGCAGCCCCGCCCGATCGGCCCCGAGGTGACGGCGGCGCTGGTGACCGGTTCGCTGCGGGTGCGCCGCATGGTCGCCCTCGGCCTGTATGCGGGCCTGCGTTGCGCCGAGATCGCCAACCTCGACGGGGCCGACATCGACCTCGTTCACCGCACCCTGCACGTCCGCCAGGGCAAGGGCCGCAAGGATCGGACGATGCGGCTGCATCCGGCGTTGGCCGAGCTGTTCGCCAAGGTCGGCCCCGGCCCGGTGTTCACGTTCGACGGGCACCGCATCCAGCCCGAATCGGTGTCGCGCACGATCCGCCGGCACCTCAAGCGCCTGGGGATCGACGCCACCGCCCACCAGTTGCGGCACACGTTCGGCACCGCCGCCGCCCGGGCGGCGAAGGGGGATGTGGTGAAGGTGAAGACGGCGATGGGGCATGCGACGGCGCAGACGACGTTCGGTTACATCGGGTTGACGGGGGATGAGACGGCGTTTATCGACGAGCTCGACTTCACGGCGCGGCCGGGGTCGTCGGGCGATTCCGCCGCCTGAGAATATTTCCGCCGTTGCCTATTGACACGGGATAAGCGCCGGTGTATATTGAGGGCATGAGCACACAGCTTCTCGCAAACCTTCCCAACTACACCGACGACTGCGGATGCAGCCTCCTCGACGGGCGCTGCGACACGCACGCCTCGATGGTGTCCGAAATCCACACCGCGGTGTTCTCCTCGAACATCGCTGCCGACATCTGCTGGTCGCTGCAGGATGGCTACGGAGTCGCCGGTTACGGTGAACACTTCGACTGGTCCGGCATCCGCGACTCGTCGACCTCAGCCATCGAGGCGATGTATCAGGCGATCCACGCGTGACCGCCGCCGCCGACCATCGTGGCCCCGGTCGCCCGTCGACCGGGGTCCGCGTCGACATCCGCATCCCCGCCGACCTGCTCGACGTGATCGACGCCGAGGCCGAGCAGGACGGCATCACCCGCGCCGAGCTCATCCGCGGCATCCTGCTGCACTGGTCGGTGATGGCCGGCCACTAGACGCGAAGGTGCCCCCGCCGGCCCCTAGGGATGGGGTCGACGGGGGCTGTTTTCGTCATGACGTTTGTCGGGGACTGCTGGGGGTGCGGACGGTCCTAGTGTCGCGTCGCCATTCCCGCGCCAGGCAGCAATCCGGTTGCGGGAATGGCACCCCTCTCCCTTGGGGAGAACGTGGGACCGCGCCCGCGCCAGACCGGCAGGGCAGGCCGGGCGCGATCCCGAAACAGTCAGCGATGCCAGACGGGGATCTTCAACGTCCGATCATCCTCCCGGCCCTCCGACGTCACGATGTGACACGTCGCCTCGTAATACTCGCCGTCGGTACCCCCGGACAGCCAGGCGACAACCGCGGTCGGTGACGCCGAGTCGGAATCCTTGGTGATGCCGGTGGTGACGGTGACCGTACGGCTCGTGATGGTTTCGCCGACGGCCAACCATTCGGACCAGTCCCACCCGTAGTCGAGCACGGCGTCGGGGTCTTTGGGTGGGGTCGTCATCGAAGTCATTCGATCACCTCGAAGGTTCGGTTCTCGGCCGGAATGTCGAACACACGATCCTCAAGCTCGACGGCGAGCTGGCGGATCTCGCGGCGCACGATGATGGTGCGACCGTCGGGCAGGACGACAACGCCGACGATGATCTGGACGGCGGGCAGGTTGACGTTGAGCGTGATCGCCTGCGGGGCGGCCGTCGAACCGAACCGCGGCGACGCTGCCGGCAAGGTGACCGTCAGCGGGATCACCGTCGGGGTGGCCGTCTTCGAGCTCGACGCCGACGCGGCGGGGATGGTGACGCCGAGCGGGATCGTCGACACAGCTCGCACCGTCCCGGCGGCCGGGGTGGCCTGCGGGATCACCGTGGTCAGGGCGATCACGGCCGGGGATGCGTTCCCGGCGCCGCCTCCGGTGGCCGACGCCTGCGGGATGGTGACGTTCAGCGTGATCGCCGCGGGTGCCCGGTTGCCCCCCCCGGTGCCCGAGGCGGCGGGGATGGTGACCGCCAGGGGGATCACGGCGGGGACGGCGTTGCCGGCGCCGGTGACGGTCGGGGCGGGGATGGTGACGGCGAGGGTGATGGCGGCGGGTGTTGCGGTGGCGGCCCCACCGCCGGTCGCCGAGGCGGCAGGCACCGCCACCGCGAGCGGGATCACGGCCGGGCTCGTATTGCCTGCCCCGGTGACGGTTGCCGCGGGGAGCGCGACCGTGCGGGCGATCACATCCGGCGCCGCGGTGCCACCGGTCCCGGTGGACGGCGCCGGCATCGTCACCGCCAGCGGGATCACCGCCGGACTCGTGTTCCCCGCCCCTGACACGGTCGGGGCGGGCAAGGCGACCGACCGGGCGATCACCGCCGGCGAGACGTCGCCGCCGGCCTGAGCTGTCGGGGCGGGCAAGGTGACCGAGCGGGCGATCACCGCCGGGGAGACGTTGCCCGCGCCCGAGATGGTCGGCGCGGGCAACGCCACGCTGAGCCCGATCACACCCGGAGTCGCCGTGCCGCCACCAGCCGCGGCCGGCGGGATCAGGGCGAACGTGATCGACCGCCAGAAGTCAGCGGCCGACTGTGTGCCGATCACCGCCGCGGCGACCGAGCCCGAGGTCGGTTTCTGGTGGGCGATGCCGTCGTACATGGCGTCGCCGCCGGTGGTCGACGACACCCGACCGGATGCGTTGTACCAGCCCGACGGTGGCATCCCCGACGACCACGTGTTGTCGTCATCGACGACGAGCAGCGACACGACGAGCCGGTTGACGTCGGTGGTGTCGATCGCGGCGGTGTCCGGGGTCGTGTCGCTCGTGGGCGAGCCCGCCATTGTCGTGTCCTCGAACGGGTCGCTCGAGGTGTGGCAGCCGCGGAACACCCAGATCCGGCCGTAGCCGCCGATCGTGGTCGACAGGGTGGCCGAGGTGGTAGACGTCGGGTTCGACTCGGTGCCGTCGTGCCGTTTCCAGAAGAACTCGGACGACTGGTCGGCGTTGGATTCGATCGCGGTGCCGAGCACGTTCCAGTCGGTCGGCGTCGAGAACGTGGTCGACCCGTTCGCCATCGCGGCGAACACCATGATGTCGTTGGCCTCGGCGCCCGACGGGATCGTCGGCGTGATGCTGGTGCCCGACGCCGCCGCGGACAGGGCACCGGAGGCGACGAGCCACGGCGGCGGGTTGCCGGAGGTGGTGGCGTCGTCCTCGACGACGCACAGCACCGCCTCCCACGGGCCGGTGGCGATCGTGTGCGTCTTGTCGCCGGTCGCCTGCGCCGTCGCCAGGGTGCCGGTGGCGGCGTACAGGTTGGTGGTCTCGTCGTGCTGCTCGGTGAACGTCGGCGTCGACCCGGCCGGCGCCGACACCGAGGCACCGTGGTCGTTGAACGAGGCGCCGACGAACACGATGCAGGCGTCGTTGCCGAGCGGGGTGACACCGGCAGCGGCCCGGGAGGTGCCGGTCCCCTGGTTGGCGACCCCGAACCACGGGTCGACCGAGGTGGACGCCTGCTCGACGGCGACGATCCACCCGGCCGTCCACGTCGACGAGTGGGTCACCTGGTAGCTGGCACCCTCGGATGCCCCGGCCCGTTTCCACCACACCCACAGGTCGTGGATGTTGGTGGTGTCAGCATGGTCGATGTTGACACCGAGCTTGAACCCGGTGGGCGGGGTCATCGCCGTGTCGTTCTCGACCGCCAGGGCGATGATGAGGATGTCGTTCTCGGCGGTGTTCGTCGGTTTCGTCAGCGTCGAGTTGGTGCGGGTGCCGGCGGTGAGCCCGTTGTCCGCCCGGAACGTCGCCATCAGCTACCCGTCAAATACTCAACGGCGCCTATGGCGTAAGGTCCAAGGTCATCAACCCACTGGCATTCCACTGGATGCCGAAGGTGCCGTTCGACGTGTTCACCGCCGTCACGAAGTCGTGCAGCATGATGAGTTGGTCGGTCGCGGCCGAGCCGACGTTCGTGTACAGGATCGACGCCATCGCCCCCGAAATGGTGGTCGACGCGACGGAGACGTCGGTGGCGTCGAACGTGAGCGTCCCCGAGCTCACCGTGATCTCGGTGCCGGTCAACGCGACACCGCCGGTCGCCCAGTTGGTGCCGGTGACCTCGGTGGCGACGTCGGCCCGGAAGTCGTGGGTGTCGAAGTTGGGGGTGTCGGTGTCGGAGTCCAACAGAACCTTGTTGTCCTCGGCCTCCCATGATTCGCCGAGCGTGTCGATGAGCGCCTTCTCGAACGACAAGAAGTAGACGCCCGATGCGGTGATCGCCATTACTCGGCCTCCTCGCGTGCCTCACGGTGCGCCTGCCGGGCGGCCCGCACCTTGTCTTTGAGCTCGGGGGTGGCCTTGCCGGCCGCTTTGGCGGCGACCAGCTCGTCCTCGAGTTCGGCCATCGCGAGCTCGGCCCGCAGCTCGTCGGTTCTGCTCATGTTCTCCTCCACGGGATGCCGGCGGTGGTTCGGATCGTGCGCGGTCGTGCCGAGTGGGCGGCGTTGGCGGCGGCCCGCCCGACGTGCAACGTCAGACGGATCGGGTGGGGTCGGACGATGGCGTCGAGCTGGTCGCCGTGTTCGATTTGACGGACCACCCCGGAGTCGTCCACGGTGATCTTGGCCCGTTCACCGGACGGCAGCGTGACGGTCCGGTGACGGGCTCTCATCTTCAGGAACCCGAAGTTGGGGGCAATCCACAGCCCCGACTCGCGACGCTTCAATGTGGTCCTTTCGGGTCGAGGGCGGGGGAGTCCGATAGGGATTCGAGGACCACACCTGACAGGGCGTGTATGTCCCCCGCCCTCGACGAACTATCGGCGGTGGTCGACGGGGCCGAGATGGTGGGCGACGACGTCGGCGACCGTGTACCAGAACCATGCCCACAGCCCGCGGCGCATCATGTCCCCGCCGAGGGTCGGTTGGGGACGGCCCAGACGGCGCCGAGGGCGACGAGGAAGGCGATGATGGCGCCCGTGATCTCGGTGCCGTTAAGGTTGCCGTCCTCCCATCCAACGAGCAGCGTCGATAGTCCGGTGACGAGCGCACCGACGATCGCCTTCGCGTATGCAGCCATTCATCCCTCCTCGCATCGCACGATCGCCCGCTGGTACTTGATGACCTCGATCGCCGCCGTTGCCGCCGCACCCCTGGCCGCCTCACCGGACGCCGCCAACGACCGCAAATCCGGCGTCTTGTTCGGGTCGAGCTCGTTGATCAACTGTTCGGTGATCTCCAACACGAGGGCGACGTGGGCAACCTCCGCCTGGGCACGGGCCTGATCCAGGTTGGCCTCCGCCTCGGCCCGGCACGACAGGTTGTTCAACAGGACGTCGATCTGGTCGTTGAGGACAATCACCTGATCGTTCAACGCTTCCCGTTCCCGTAGCCACAGCGCCCCGCCGATGACGGTGACCGTCGCCGCCAGCAACGCCAGCGCCATCGACAGGATCACCGCCGTCCAGGCGTATTTGCGGTCGCCGACCGGGATCTCCTCGAGCACGGTCAGGGTCGGGATGTCGTCATCGGTCACGACGCGACCGGGGGCAGGTCTGCAGATGTTCGCGGCGCCATTCCTCGCACTGCTCGGCCCGCAGGCGAAGATCCTTCATCGCTTCGCCCATGATCCGCACCGCCGACTCGGCCTCCTCGGCGGCGACCGTGCGTAGCGACGCCTGCTGGGTTTGTTTCTCGACCCGCAGCCGGCGTGACGCGATCAACGCCGACGTGAACGTGCCGGCGAGACCGGAGCCGGTGACGAGGGTGATGATCGCGACCCATTCGCCGAGCGACTGCGCCAGGATCTGCCACGTCCACATCGCCGTCATCGCGCCGACCTGACGTCTGCGCCCATGTCATGGTGCTCCCGTCCGCCGGCCCCCCGCCCGAGGGGCAGGCTTCGGTTCGGGTCCGCCCCTACGCGGCCCCGTCAGGACTATTCGGCGTTGTCGTCGTCGGTGAGCTCGACCCCGAGCGCCTGGAACTGGCGTCGCTGCTCCTGGCGGCCCTCACGGGTCACCTCGATGCTGCGGTTGATCCGGTTGATGATGCGTTCCTCGAGCTCGTCGAGCATCGCCTGACATTCTTCTGCGGTCACTTCATCTTCCTCCGGGGGTGGGGCGACGATGTGGTTGGCGCGGGTGATCAGCCAGTCCCACGGAAAGCTGGTGCCCGGGTCGGTGTGATCCGACTTGTGAAAGGCGTTCGACACGTCGACGTGCCCGCACACACCTCGACGTCCGGCGACCAAGTCGTCGGGCAGCAGTTTGACGAGGGGTATCCCGTAGGCGACGTGGAGGTCGGCGAGCCATTCCGCACACCGCTCGAGGTATTGGGAGGTGATGTCGTCGAACCATTGGGCACGGGTTTGGCGGGCGGTGCCGGGGATGCAGCCACCGAGCCCGTTGACGTTGCCGCCGCCGGCATGGTTGGCCCGCTTGTCGTGCGGCACGACGGGGAAGATGCCGTCGGTGTCGAACACGTCGTGATAGCTCGCCAGGTTCAGGTTGGGTGACGGCGTGGCGGGGGTGCCGATGAACCTGACGAGTGCTTCGGCGCTGTTGACACCTTCGGAGCCTTCGCTGGTGTGGACGACGGCCCACAGGTGTTCGCCGTTGTCGAGGGTTCCGCCGCGGCCGGGGCCGACCGGTTGACGCGGTTTGTAGTTGGCGAACGTCATGCGTGACCTCCTAGACCCGATACCCCTCGAGCGTCCAGTCACCGGAGAACGTCGACGAGGCGACACTGAAATCGATCGACGAGATCGTCCGGGTCGACGCCAGGTTGCCGGACCCCAATGATTGACGCATTGTCGTCTCGGCCGTGTGCCACGCCGTCGCCACCGACTGAAACGGCAAAGCCGACAGGGCGTCAGTGTTCGAGATCAACAGCTCGATCGTTGTTCCCTGCACCTCGTTGGCGAACCCGATCGACCACGAGGTGCCGGTCACCAGCGATGTCACCGCCTGGTCGGTGTGGAACGTGGCGAGCGCGGAACGGTGCAGGCTCGCCGTCGTGTCACCGTTGATGCGGGCCGAGAAACCGATCGGGCCACCGGAGGCGACCGTGCCGTGATGGGTGGCCCGTACCCGTTTGAACATCGAGGCGGGCACGGTGACCGTCCACGACGACTGTGCAGACACCGACCCCGAATCGATGTGATGCCAACCCCGAGCACCGATCACACCGAGGCAGATACGGGTCGACGAGAACTTGCCGTTCCAGTCGGTGAGAACCACTACGACGTCGTCGTCGACCGGTGCGTACGAGCCGAGCACCGGGGTTCCCACGGCGCCGCCGCCGATGTCGATCTCCGGCGGGTCCACTGAGGCATCAGTAACGGTGCCGGTCACCATCCGCACCCCCGCCGTCGGGGCGGACTGCTCGGCCAGTAGCCGTCCGAGGTCGTTGACCGGCACCTACACCTCCTCCGGTTCGGACTCCTGGCGGGCACGCACCGCGCACGTCATCGCCCCACCCGGCACCAGATCGATCCCGATCGAGTCGATGACGACCGTGGTGTCACCGAGCGGTGAGCTGACCTCGACGACATCGCCGGCCTCGAGCGCGTAGTTCGGGACCGTGGTGAGGTCGAGCGACATCGGCAGCCCCTGTTTCTGTTTCAACAGCACCTTCGCTGCCGCGACTGCCGACGCGTTTGACGTGACGTGCGCCGAGTGGTAGGTCGGCATCGGTTTGTGCCCGAACCGTGACGGGATGTCGTCGGTCCCGTAGTAGGACGGGGATGCCGGGTCGTTGTCGACGGCGGTGCCGGTGTAGGTGATGTCGAACTCTGTGTTGGTGCCGATCACCGTCACCCGGTTGTAGGCCGGTTCCCGATCCCACGCCTCGACCGCCTCCAACAGCACACCACCATCCCCGGTGTCGACCGTCCACACCGGCGTCGTGGTCGTCGTGGTCGGCTCGTCCCGCAGGGTCCAGGTGCCCTGCCCGTCGAAGAACGACTCGTAGCCGTGGGCTTTGGCGATGTCCTGACAGATCGCCCACCGATCCGACCCCGCCTCGTAGCTGGCGGTGAGGGTGCCGGACGGGGTTGTCGTCCCGTCGGTGTCGTAGACGAGTGTGTGGTTGAACACGACGCCGCTGCCGCCGAGGTCGCCACGGATCAGGTTGAGCATCGTCGTGGACACGGCGGCGGCGGTGACTTTCACCTCGGATTGCAGCAGGGCGTCGGCGACCCGTTTCGAACGGTCGACGGCCTGCAGGTCGGTGGTGAGGGTGGTGGCGTTCACCGATGACTGCTGGATCGGTCCGGTGAACACGGGCACCGTCTCGGAGGTGCCGTCGTCGTAGTCGAACCCGATCGACACTTGGATCTCGAACCCGGCCGGCGACAACGGTGAGCTCGCCGACAGCGGCGCCAGGTCGGGGGCGGCGACGGTCACCGAGCATTGGGCGAGGTGGGCGGCGGTGCGGTCGCGGGACACGTTGCCGGCGGTCACCGGCAGCCCGGTGTAGCCGTCGACCGGGGTGTCGCCGTCGAGCACGTCGACGACGCACACCATCCGAACCGAACCCCGTAGCGCGGTGAGGAAGCGGTCGGAGACCTGCCACATCAGCCGCTCGTCGTGTCGGCGGGCCGGTCCACCTCGACGGTGTCGACGTTGAACAAACGGTACACCAGGTTCGTCGAACGCTGGTCGCGGGCCGGGACGACGAACCCTCGTGTCCAGCCGGTGACGGCGACGTACAGGTCGTCGAGCCCGAAGCTGGCCGGGTACTGCAGCAGCAGGATGTCGCCGTTGTCGGCGACCGTCACCGGGTAGCTCGCCCCCAACACGTGAAAGACCCCGGTGCGGCGGATCGGCCCCAGCAGCGACTCGAGCGCCGTCGCCCCGTTGGCCGTCGAGGTCTGGAACTGCAACGACTGGGTGCGGGTCTCGTCGAGCGAGTACTCGCCGACCCCCGGCACCGCCACCGTCACGTTGGCGGTCGGGTCGGCCGTGTTCTTCAACCACACCGACGTCGAGCTCCACGACGTCGACGCCGAGTTCGACGACCACGCCCCCACCTGGGTGGTGAGCTGCCCCCGCGCCCGGTAGACGACACTGGTGCCGTTGGGCGCCTCGTAGTCGATCACGGTGAACGTGTTGGCGGCGAACGTGGCGAACGTGTTCGTCTCGGTGGTTTCGGTCGCCCCCCGCACCGGCAGCCACGTCGTGCCGGCATCCTCGGAACGTTCGACTGTGACCGTGTCCCACGCCGCCCCGCCCGTGTTGCGGTTGACGGTGACAGTGATGAACCCCGATGCCGAGGTGGCGACGGCGGTGATCGAGGTGACGTCGGGGCCGTTGGTGTCGAGGGTGAAGATCTGCTCGTCCCACGCCGACCAGTGCGGGTTCGAGTTGATCGTCTGCGCCACTTTGACGTGCAGATGATGGTCGGTGCCGTCGGCCACCGGCCCGAACACGACACTGGTCGACGACGAGGCGACCTCACCCGAGTCGTAAATCGCGGTCGAGGTGTCCGGGTCGAACCCGCCGCCGTCGAACACGGCGTCGGTGAACACCTTGATCCGGTGATGCGTCTTGGCGCCACCGTCCGAGCCCTGCGTGTACGAGAATGTCGCCGTCGGCGACGACGTCGTGACCGTCCCGGTCGGGGCGGAGATCACCGTTGTCGGCTGACCCACCTCGATCACGTCGATGTAGAGCTCGACGAACCGGACATCGGTCGCAACCACCGGCTTCGGAATTACCTGGAACACGAGGCCGTCGATGTCGGCCTGTGTGAGCGTGCAGACCGAATAGGCGCTGGTGTAAGTGGTGATCGTCGTGGTCGCCGTCGCGGTCAACGTGGCGAGCCCACCGGACGGGGTGTACGTGATCACGCTGAATATCTGTGTACCGGTCACCGATCGGCACCTTGCCCGCACCCGCGCCTGCTTCGTCACGTTCCCGGAGTCGAGGGTGAACGTGCCCGCGGTCAGGACGGCCGACGTTCCGAGCTCGGCGTAGGAGGCGTCCGAGTCGTCGGCGGTGACCGCCTGCCAGGTGGCGCCACCGGTGAACGTGGCGTCCCCCGCCGAGGTGGTGCCGTCCGGGCGCACGACGTTTGTTGTCACGGCACCCGCCAGAGCGAGATGTTCACCGGATCACCCGGCGCCGGCAGCTCGGCGAGCGTGGCGAACTCGACAGGAACAGTGACCGTCGTCGCCGTGTCGAACACCCGCAACCGCACCTGGGCGATCCCACGCTCGGTGACCTCAACCTTCTCGACGACGAGCTCCAATGACGTCAGGCCGGGCG